AATCCCCAATAAATGTTCCTGAACCATTTAAATCTTGTAACATTACATCTCGCATCCAAGCCATACCAAATACAAATCCTCTTTCATGAGTAGCAAACATATTTACATCTGCTGGTAATAAAGTTGATACGAATACATTAAATCCTAATAAACGACCTACAAAACCATCTGTTTGAATTCTGTCACCTCTTGAAGTATCTAATACTAGTTTTGAATCAACATCTAACATTAAGTTATGCATTTCAGGCGTTATAGTTAATGATCTACCTGCTTGTGGTGCTTTTGCATTATCTAATGCTAATTTAAGTGATAATACATCATCATAAATAGTTGAAACTGTTGGTGTTAAGATTTGTTTAGCTTCTAAAGCTGTTAATCCTGTTCCATCTGTTAATGCTGTAAATAACTCACCTACTACAGCTGTAGCTGCTGCACAACCGATTGTAGTTGCATCACCTGCTGAGTTTGCTTGTGTTACTTTGTAAGTTTGACCTACTACGAATGATCCTGCTGCTGTTGCTGCTGCTGCTAATGTTCCATCTGCTAAAGTTCCATCAACACCCATTTTTGCGAATCCATCAGTATCAATTTGTTCACCTGCTGCTGCCATAGCTGCCATTAATCTTTGTGCGATTAAATCTGCTGGTGCTGTTGCTACTGTAAATCCATCTAAAATCTCATTTACTGCTTTTTCTTTTAAGTTGTTAATAGTTACATAACTTGAACTATCATTTGAAATTGCAACACCTGTACCTGGTACATAATCTGCGATTGTTGCTAACTCATTTACATAAACCTTTACTGTCGTAGTTCCTGGTGTTCCTGTAATATCTTTTCTTGAAACTTCGCGAATAATACTCGCTTCTGCTAATATTTGTTCCGAAATATCCGAATAACCTTCAATTTTTCTTGCTCCTGTTGGCATAATAACTCTCCTTTAAATTAAAATTTCTTTTGTTTCAATTGGTGAAAGGCTGCTAATACTGAACCCTCTTTAGGTGTTGTATTCTCAGCTGGTTTTTTCCCTACTTGAAATCTTTCTTGTTGCTCTTCTTGGAATAAGCTTGGCTTACTCTCTTTGAATCCCTCAAAAACTTGTTCTAATGTTGTATCTTCTTTTGTTAGTTTCTGAGCTTCGAATAATGCAAAGTCTAACATATCATCTTTAACACCAAACTTTTTGGCTATTTGTTTGTTATTAATAGTTGATAATTCATTGTTTGCCACATTGTACTGTTCTTCTAATGTTACATATTTCTCTTTATAATCTGCATATTCTTTTTGGATTCTTTCTAATGATTTAGATTGTTCAGTTGCAGTAGCTTTGCTATTGTCGACAAATGCACCAAACTGATCTACATTATCAAATCCATATTCCTTTACAAATTCACCTTTAACATCATTAGATAACATGCCTTTCAAGGCTTCCTTTTCTTTTTCAAAATGTTTATCCCTAATGCTGTTAGCAAATTCATTAATGCCTTTGGCTATGGCATCATAATTAAACCCATCTTCAGTTTTATTACTCTCTAATAATTCTTTTAATTGTTCTTTCTTCATATCTGACCTTTCGTGTGCTTTTGGCTATATAGCACAATGTTTTATGGATAACAAGCAACCATGATATTTATACCTTTATTATACTATTTATTATTCTTTTTTACAAATTTTGCTAATTTACCTCTATAACTACTATATCAATCCCACAAGTACAGTTAATATCTTCGCTAGGATCACCGAATTGTCTTGGTCCTGGAGTTAATACACCACCTACTATAAAATCGTTTGTAAGTAGTTGTCTTTGTCCATCTGCAGCCTGGTGTGTTTCTCTAGGTTCTTTTGAACTTCCCACTTTTCCATACACCCATTCTTTAAATACGATATTTCCAGTTTTCTTTGCTATTTGTTTACCACTGAATATTGCTGCTTTATCTTTAAAGAATCCTGTTTCATTTGTTAATATGTTATTTGTTCTAACCTTTAATTTCTTTGTAGCTTTCTTTATTCCCTCTTTTTTAACTTGATTAGAGAATATAGTAGCTTGTTTCTTAACTACTCTTGTATACTTTATTTGTTTATTTCTTTTAACTGCTTCTTTTAAATAACTTTTTAATATTGTTTCATCTGATATTAATTTCTTTATGTTACCTTTATTAAGAACTGCTGAAGATTTTGTAATATAACCTTTTTTAGTTTCTTTATTAATCAATAACAATAATATTAATGCTACACCTCTTTTATTCACCTTGCTTTTCTTAGGCTCTTCTTCGTTAACCTCAACTAATTCTTCAACATCTTCTTCAAGTTGTTTTAATAACTCTTGTCTTGTTGCCATTATTCAAGAATATCTCTTTCGCCTAAATTTTCTAATATGCGTTGTTTTTCTTCTTCGTTTACTGAATCACCAAACACATAATTTAAAGTGAATTCATTATCTACGAAACCTAATAAAGCTAATTCCTTAATCTGTGTTACTTTTTCTTGAATTGTATCAGTAATATAATTACCGAATGTAACTATTACTTCATAATCTTTCGGTGCTTTATTCTCGAATATATCTTGAGCATTTAAAACTAATGTATAAAACTCTGTTAGAAACTCTTTCCACATTTCAATTCTACTTGCTCTAGTTCTTAATGATGCCTTTTCTAATTCTCTTCTACTCGCTGCACTTGCATTTGCTCCTGCACCATCTAAACCAATAGATGTTTTACTTAGTCCTGTATTTGCTAGAATGTTTGTTATATGGCTATTTATTGCTTCATCCCAAACATCTGTTCGCATATCAGGTTGTTCATATTGAATTTTAGATTCAAAATCAATTGCAGTTTCAACCTTAACATATCTTTTAACCATTCTTGGATCAACTTGACCATTAATTAATTTATCTTGTGGATAATAAATGTCAGTCTTTGCCATTCTTCCCTCTTCAGAGAATGTACTCCACATTTCGTCAAGGCTATCAAACTCAGATATAATCCCCTCATAATCAGACCTACCTAGAATGGTTTTATTAGTTTTAACCATTGCTAGAATAATAGGTGTATCAAAATCAACTCTTTCTAATTCTTGTGTTTTCTTACTTTGTGATAAATCAGTTTGATTCCATTTATTACCTTTTTTAATGAATAAAGCATAATCAATAAACCCTTTACCATAAATCTCTACTAATTTAAATAGATTTTTATCTTCTTTGTATATTTCGAAAAACTCTACTAATTCTAATCTATCTCTATAATATACTGCGTTGTAACTACATGGTTTAACTGTTTCAATAATAATTACTTCTTCTAAATCAGTATCAATACTCAATTTATAAGCAAACTCACCGAATCCACTTTCTTTTGAAGCTCCATCAAAGTGTTGTTTATTCATTTTATTATTTTTAAGAATTAAATCTAATCTATCTTGATTGTTTTCTTCTGTTATTTCAACACCACCACTAAATATTAATCTAGCCATTGTATCACTAATTAATCTAGGTAGTCCACTATGGATAATTCTTTCACTTTTAAAGGTATTCCTATAAAGATAATTTTCTTTAACTCTTACATCACTTTCATTGAATGAAGTATTATTATAGTATCTTGCGAGTTCTTGTTCATCACCCTCATACCATACATTATATTCTTCAAACTTGTTATAGCCTTGTTCACTCATTGTCGCTTCACTCCCTTTCATCCCCTTAAATAGCCAATTTTGTACTCCTGTTCTTATTTTGTCACCTATTTTCATTATCTCACCCCTTTTATATTCCTATTTTATCTCTGTATGGTACTATTTCATACCATGCTTCATTAATAGTATGATCTCCCTTATCTTCAGGCATACCATTTTTATTATATGAATAACTTTCTAATTCTTTAATATGTTCTTTACAAGTTTCATTTATAATATATTTTCTTGTGGCAATCCACGAATTAAAAAATGTTATTCTATCTACTACTTTAACTTTGTTCTTAAACTTATTAGCATTTGCAGGAAATTGTAACCAACCATTCTTTTTCCTTAGTTTGTCATATTCCATAACAGTAGCAGGACCATCAATTACTACATCTTTAGTAAATCCCCATTTATTATGCATTTCTTTTAGAAATTCATTATGTAATAAACAAACATCACTTGCAGCTAATGGTAATATAAACTTTTTCTTATTAACATATATTACTTTTCCTACATCTTTGTTATTTACCACTATTTCATCTAATCGTGCATATGTTCCATCTGTCATTATTGCTCCATAACCAAATACGTTTGTATCTTCTGTTTGTTTTGAGTATGAAGTATCTATTGCAGTCAAGAATCTAGTATAACTTTGTTTCTTTAAATATGCTTCACTAACAATTATTTCTTTCGGTAAATCCCCGAATATCAAATCTACGAATTTAGCTCTTATACCTTTAATTTTAGTCTTATAATGGATAGTTCCAGGCATTAACGAGCTTAACAAGTCTTTTTTTCTATCTTCTGTCATGCTTGGGTTATCATCATAAGTAAAAAACCAATATCCCCAATCTTCTTTAGGTTTAGCAGTCTTTAAATAATCCCACATATAGTCAGGTATAATATGCTTTTCGTGTGGTCTTGATCTGTTAATCAATTCTTTGTATACCGGTTTATCAGGATCATCAGGATTCAATGTAGCAATTAAATATTCAAATCGTGGTAAAAATAACTCATTTAGAAACATTTGATTAGCTATGTTTATCTCATCAATGTATACTGCTCCGAATTGTCCACCTAATACTTTTTTAAATCTTGATATATTATCATAACCTACTAAGAATATTATTTCATCATCTATTTTAATATGTGGCAATCGTTGTCTACTACTCCCACTTAGATATACTTCTATTCCTGGATATAGATCACATAACCCATATTCTCCAGTATTTAAAATGTTTGAACTTATTACACCTAAACTCTCAGCAGCTATAATATGTTTTTTCTTCTTACTTTTCTTCACTTCATATAAAAATTTAGTCGGTACTATTGTTGTTGTCTTACCTGCTGCAGTTGTTCCCTCTACAAAGTCTACTTTATTGCCAGTCTTTAATAGTTGTATATATCTCTTACTAATCTTCATTTTTCAAATTCTCTATACTCTTAACTAAAGCATCAATAGGTGAGTTGATATTAGTTTGTACTACTTTATCAGTAAATATAGAATATCTTTTCCCCATTAATTGATATGCCTTTATTCTATCTTTGTTATCAGCTTTTTTATTTCTAGCAATTGCAGTTAATCCCTCTAATACTTCATCTTGTGACATTATCAAGTTATTTTGCTTAGAACCTAACCTTTTATCAATATATTCCTTAATATAAGGTTTTCCTAAGTTTTCATTACCTATAACACTAGCTGTTTTCTTACTGTAACCTGCAAAAATGGCACTCTGCGTTGCGTTTAGTGTTTCTATGTACTTATCTGCGAATAGTTGTTGTTTCTTCGTTAGAGCCATTTTAATCACCTTTTCTTATTTTAAAAATTTCCTTGCTATCTTTAATAATTTCTTATTCCATAATCTCTGTAGTATTCTTCCCTTGTATAATGCTCGTAGATCATTTGAAATTGATAATCCCTTATATAGTTTATTTTGCATGAAAACACCTCTATTTATTCTATTATACCATACTTTAACCCAAAATAAAAACTAGCCTTTAGACTAGCTTAAATATAATGAATTGTTTTTAATTTCTTGGTACTATATTCAAATAACATAAATCTTTTATGACTTCCTATATAGTCATTTTCTAAATGCCATTGATCTACTTTTGCAGCTGTGCTTAATACTCTTACCATAAATCCTAATCCATCTCCAGGTTTTTCATGGTGTAAATGTCCGAAGTGTAATTCTCTTACTTCTGTCTTAGCCCATTTCATCTTGAATAACTCTGCAAATACTCCCCTTATATCTCTTATGTTTCTATTAACATTCTTCTTTCCTTTGTCTGAGTGCGACCAACCTATAAATATCTTACCGAATGTCCTAACTTTCTTATCATCTAAACTTAAATCGAATTTAATATCTTCACTAAACATTTTAGCAAACATTTGTAAGAATATAAATGCTGCACTCTCGTCGTGATTACCTTTACTATATATTACTTCTACATCATCTGCATAATCATATGCTACATTAATTAATTCAAAATAGAAATTATATGCATCATTAATCGCTTTTTTCATGTCTACTTTTTCTATTAGTGTTCCATTGCTTGTATTACCTTTTAAATCGTTGTTGTGCAATAAATCTTGTCCTATAACAAATATTATCTTTTTTCGTTGTTTAAGTCTTATCAAGTTTGTAATATCTTCTAACACTCCTCTGTAGTCCTTATAGGTGTTAATACCAAAATGCATATCAAATAAAGGTATTTCTAATAATGTATCTTCTTTTTTAGTATCGTTTGCAATAGTTCTTTCTAATTTATAAGGTTTAATCTCTTTTATTGCTTCTAATA